GTGCTACATCAGGTGAAAATATTTCACACAGTCTAAGCGTTGATCTAACAGATACTAATGTGTTTAATAGCGATGGTACAGTAAGTACAGCGGTTGTACTAGATGGTAGTGGTGATTTTACTGCTAATGCTATTACAACTACAAACATTGATGGTATCCTAGGTGCTAACACAGCGGCAGCGGCAAGTGTAACAACACTTTCTGCAAGCGGTCTAGCTCAACTAGATGGTGGCTTTGATGTTGACAGTGCGTTTGTTGTTGCAAATACAACTGGTAACATGACTACAACTGGTACAGCAATCATTGGTAGTGCAACAGCAACAACTGATGTAACATTTAAAGTTGATAGTACAGACAGTATGATGATTCCAGTTGGTACAACTAGCGATCGTCCTACTAGTGGTGTAACTGGTATGTTGCGTTTCAACAGTACAAGTGGTGCTGTAGAATACTACGGTGCAAGTAGTTGGTCAAGTATTAGTCCAGACTTCACAGTTGCTACTTCACAGACATTTAGTGGCGATGATAGTACAACAGCGTTTACACTAAGTTCACTTAGTGGTGCAGATAGTTATACTGTTGCTGGCGTACTTGTTATGCTAAACGGTGTGGTACAAGAGCCAACAACTGTTTATGGTATCACAGGCACAACACTAACATTTACAACTGCTCCTGCAACAGGTGACTTGATTGAAGTGCGTAAGTTTACAACAACTACAACTATTACTGCACTAAGTGACTTAGATGGTGATACACAGATCCAAGTTGAAGAGTCATCAGACGATGATACAATCCGCTTTGATATCCAGGGCACTGAAAAAGCATACTTGAACAGTACAGGTCTACAGGTTGCTGGTAACATTCATGCTACTGGTAACATTACTTCAGACGGTGATATTACACTTGGTGATGCAAGTAGTGATACTGTAACATTTACTGCTAAAGTTGGATCAAACATTGTTCCAACAGCAGACAGTACATATGACCTAGGTAGTGATCCAGCAAGTTCTGGTCAGGCTTGGGCAAATGTGTATGCGGATACATACTATGGTGATGGTTCAAACCTAACAGGTATTGATGCAACAGCAATCCAGAACGGCACAAGTAATGTACAAGTAGCAAGTAATGCTGATATTACTGTAACAAGAGGCGGCACACTAAGCGCAACCTTTACTGCAGGTGGCATTACAGCAACAACATTTACTGGTGCACTAAGTGGTACAGCAAGTAATATTACTAGTCAAGCAAACTCAGCAACAATCACAGCAGCAAGCACAAACACTGCTAACCAGATTGTTCTCAGAGATGGCAGTGGCAACTTCAGTGCTGGTGTTATTACTGGTACAGCAACTTCAGCACAATACGCTGACTTGGCTGAGATGTATGCAGCAGATGCAGAGATTGAGCCAGGTACTGTTGTACACTTCGCAGGCGATGGTAAAGTTGCAGCATGTGACATTGCTAACTGTCGTGCAGTAGCAGGTATTATCTCAACAGATCCAGCACACTTGATGAACAGTGCGCAGGAAGGTGTTGCACTAGCACTAGCTGGTCGTGTTCCTTGTAAGGTAACAGGTCCAGTTGCAGCAGGTGACTTGATGGTATCAGCAGGCAACGGTATGGCAATGGCTAATAACGAAGCAGCAATGGGTACAGTAATTGGTAAGGCAATCGAAGCTAACGAAGGCGGCGAAGGCGTTATTGAAGTACTAGCACTAATGATGTAATCAACTAAAACAATAAGAGAAATAGCACCTTCGGGTGCTATTTTTTTGACTGGCTTAAACGGATAAATACAAGCAGTTAATTAAGGAATACAAGCATGGCGTTTACTAGACCAAGAGCAGCACAAATTGATTTTGATGTAACTAATATATCAGACCCTCTTATTCGCTTAAACAGTGGGCAAACTGGTAGTGCAGATAAAGATGTTGGTATTGTTATTGAACGCGGTGATGACACTAATACAGCAATTATATATGATGAAAGTGCAAATGAATTTGCAGTTATTAATACTACGGAAACTGGCAGCACTAGTGGCAATGTTACTATTGCAAGTTATGCTGATATTAGAGCAGGAACATTTTATGGTGATGGCAGTGGACTAACAGGTGTAACTAGCTACACAGATAGTGATGTTGCATCCTACTTGAGTAGTAATACTATAGCAACATCTAATATTAATGTTTCCGGTGACGTTTTACCAGATGCTGACAATACAAGAAGTTTAGGCAGCGCAAGTTTACAATGGCAAGAAGTGTACATTGGACCGGGTTCGCTTTATGTCAATGGTAAAAAAGTTCTAGAAGAAAGTGCTGGCACTATTGTTGTTAGTGCAGACGCAGACCAAAGTCTTACTGTAAAAACAACTGGTACAGGTGTATTGACATTACAAAGTGCTACAACAGTAAATGTTGCAGGTACGCTTCAAATCCAATCTGGAAATAGTATTACAGATAGTGCTGGAACTGCAGTTGCATTTGGCGACCCGTTGGATATGAACAGTAATAAAATTACTGAACTAGGCACCCCTAGCGCAAGCACAGATGCAGCAACAAAAGGCTATGTTGACACTACTGCAGCAGGTTATTTGCCTTTAACAGGTGGCACTATTAGTAGTAATCTAACTGTTAGTGGAAACTTTACAGTTAACGGTACTACTACAACCATTAATACAAGCACTCTCAGTGTTGCAGATAATCTTATTGATCTTAATAGCGATGTAACTAGTGGAACTCCAAGTCAAGATGCTGGTATTAGAATATTGCGTGGTGATAGTAACGCAGTGCAACTTCGTTGGAACGAAACAAACGATAAATGGGAACTTACTACAGATGGTAGTAGTTATGCCAATATAGCAGTAACCAGCGATATACCAACTGCAGTCAGTGATCTTACAAATGATAGCGGATATATCACAGGATATACAGTTACACAAAGCGATGTAACTGCACATCAAGCAGCACTGTCAATAACTGAGTCACAAATTAGTGATTTACAGAGCTACTTAACTGCTGAAACAAATGACTTGACAGCAGTGGTAACTTGGGCAAATGTGCCTGATGCAAATATAACACAATCAAGTGTTACACAGCACCAAGCAGCATTAAGTATTACCGAAAGTCAAATAAGTGATTTAGGTACTTACTTAACTGCAAGTGATATTACTGGAAAACTAAACCTAAGTGGTGGCACTATGAGCGGTGCTATTGCAATGGGCGCAAATGCTATTACTGGAATGGCAGATCCAAGTAGTGCGCAAGACGCTGCTACTAAGGCATATGTTGATAGTCAAGTAAGCAGTGTTCCAACAGGTGATATCACTAGTGTAACAGCAAGTACAGGTTTAACTGGCGGCGGTACTACGGGAGATGTAACACTTAGTATAGACAGTACTGTGGCGACACTTACTGGTACACAAACACTAACTAATAAAACATTAACTGCACCTGTTATCAGTACAATTAGTAACACAGGTACACTTACACTTCCAACTAGTACAGGTACAGTCGCTTTAACCAGCGATATACCAACTGCAGTCAGTGATCTTACAAATGATAGCGGATATATCACAGGATATACAGTTACACAAAGCGATGTTACAACGCACCAAGCAGCATTAAGTATTACTGAAAGTCAAATAAGTGATTTATCACACACAACTTCACTTGCATTTGCTGCAATCACTTCTACTCCAACTACACTAAGTGGTTATGGTATTACTGATGCAGTTGCAAGTTCTGCTATTAGTACATTTGGTGGAACTCTTGTTGATGATGCAGATGCAGCCACTGCAAGAACTACGTTAGGGTTAGGTACTGCAGCAACTACTGCAAGTACAGACTATGCAACTGCGGCACAAGGTACTAAAGCAGACACAGCTCACGGTTGGGGCAATCATGCAAGTGCTGGATATCTAACTTCATTTACTGAAACAAATGATCTAAGTGCGGCAGTTACTTGGGCTAATGTACCTAATGCAAACATTACACAAGGATCAGTAACACAGCACCAAACAGCACTAACGATTACAGAATCGCAAATCAGTGATTTACAATCGTACCTAACAAGCGAAACTACAACAACTCTTATTGCTGATAGTGTAAACCAAAGATTACAGTATACAGATGAAGATGGTACTACAAATAATATTGATCTAAGTTGGGCAGTGGATGATACAAACCTAGCAAGAATAACAAGTGGTAGCGTTGCTGCTGATACTGGCATTGCTACATTTACAAGAGATGATGCTAGTACATTTACTGTAGATTTTAGTGCATTGTTTGATGATACAAACTTGACACGCATTACCAGTGCTGCTTTTGACACAAGCACAGGCTTACTAACATTAACTAGAAGTGATGCAACTACTGTTACTGTTAACCTAGATAGTAGATATTTAACTAGCTATACAGTAACAGAGTCGGATGTTACTACACACCAAGCGGCACTAAGCATAACTGAATCGCAGATTAGTGATCTAGGTACTTACTTAACTGCAAGTGATATCACCGGGAAACTAAATCTAAGTGGTGGCACAATGAGTGGTGCCATTGCAATGGGCACCAACAAAATTACTGGTATGGGCGATCCTACTGCAAACCAAGACGCTGCCACAAAGGCATATGTTGATAGTCAAGTAAGCAGTGTTCCAACAGGTGATATTACAGCGGTTAATATTACAGCAGGAACAGGCTTGTCAGGCACAGTATCTACAGCAAGTGGTGATCATACCCAAACACTTAGTATTGATAGCACAGTTGCTACGCTTACAGGATCGCAAACACTAACAAACAAAACACTTACTGCACCTGTGATTAGCACTATTAGCAACACTGGCACATTAACGCTTCCAACTAGTACAGGTACTGTTGCACTAACAAGTGACATACCAACAGCAGTTAGCGAACTAACAAATGATAGTGGATATTCGACAACCACTGGCACAGTTACAAGCGTTGGGGGTACAGGCACTGTTAACGGACTTACACTATCTGGTACTGTAACTTCTAGTGGTAGTTTAACACTTGGCGGTACCTTAAGCATCACAGAAAGTCAAATCAGTGATTTAGGTTCATACCTTACTAGCGTAGCATTAAATGATGTTAGCGATGTGACTATTACTACACCAAGTAGTGGACAAGTATTAAAATACAATGGCAGTGCTTGGGTAAATGATACGGATAGCGGCGGTATTGCACTTACAGATTTAAGTGTAACAACAGCTTCTGCAGGTAGTGCAGCACTTGCATACAATAATAGCACAGGTGCATTTACATTTACTCCACCGGATCTTAGCAGTTACTTAACTTCCTATACAGTAACACAAAGTGATGTTACTACACATCAAGCAGCATTGAGTATTACAGAAAGTCAGATTAGTGACTTGGGTACTTACTTAACTGCAAGTGATATTACCGGGAAACTAAATCTCAGCGGTGGTACCATGAGCGGCGCTATCGCAATGGGTACTAATAAAATTACTGGAATGGGCGATCCTACAGCGGCACAAGATGCTGCTACTAAGGCATATGTTGATACACAAGTTTCTGCAGGCGGTGGCGGCAATGCATTCACAACAATTAGTGTAGCAACGCAGAGTGATGTTGCAGCAGATAGTAGTACCGATACATTAACACTGGCAGCAAGTGGATTGATAGGCATTACTACAGATGCAGCAACCGATACCGTTACTATAGCAACACCAAGTACAGTTGCATTGCCGTTTTTATTAGCAGATGGAAGCACTAGCAACATAGATTTCTTTACTAGCGGTAAGATAAATAGTGTTATGACAAACTTGTATATTCCATTTACAAAAGCAGATGGAAGTGATGTAACAACAATGGTAGTAGGCGGAGCATAATATGGCAGCAAAAACCCCAATTAAAACCACATTTGATGGTTCCGACGCTGTTGGACTTGCTGAATTTCAAGCAGCAGATTTTGTTGATGTAGCTGACGGTGGCACCGGTGTAGTAACTCTTACTAGTGGAGGCGTTCTTGTTGGCGCAGGTACCAGTGCAGTAACAACAGACAAGGCGGCACCTAGTGGCGATTTTGTTGGCACAAGCGATACACAAACACTAACAAACAAAACAATTACAAGTGCTACTATTAATACACCTACAATCACTGGTAATACTACATTTAGTGACGGCGCATATGACTTTGATATTGCTAGTCATGATACAGTTAATGGTCTCAAACTAGGCGGCGTTTTAGTGACTGCAACTGCAGCAGAGATCAATGCATTAGATGGGATTACAAGCACAGTTACAGAACTTAACATAGTTGACGGTGATACAAGCGTAGGCACAACTGCGATTGTTGGAACTGACGGACTTGTTACTAACGACGCCGGTACTATGAGACAGACTAGTGTAGATACACTAGACACTTATCTAGCGGCAACAACTAAAACACTAACAAACAAGACACTTACTTCGCCAACAATTTCAGCACCAAATGTTACGACTACACTAGATATGGAGTCAAGAGCAAGCCTACGTTTTTACGAAACAGACAACACTAACTATGTTGCATTTAGATCTGCAGACACAGTAGCAAGTAACTTAACTTGGACATTGCCTAGCGAAGATGGTGCCGACGGTCATGTGATGACCACAGATGGCGCAGGTAATCTAAGTTTTGCAGCAGCAGGCGGCGGCGGTGGCAGCACCGGTTATAATAATAGTACTATTAGTACTCTTCCAGGCAAGAATGGTAACTTTGATTTGAGTTATAATGTTGCACAATCAGTGCAGGAAACGCCATTTGACAGTGGCGCAACTGATCCTTTTGGAGTTAACCTGGGATCAGTGTTTACAATGATGGATCCAGTTGGCACAGTTGAAGATTCAACAGGTGAAGGCTTGGATCTAGGCGCATTTACATAAGAATAAATAAAAAGGTATAGCAGGAGCAAAAGATGCCTACAGTATTACAGTTTCGTAGAGGAACAACAGCACAAAACAACGCTTTTACAGGCGCAGCAGGCGAACTAAGTATCGACACAGACAACGATAGTATTCGCGTACATGATGGTTCAACAGCAGGCGGCTTTGAAACAAACGCGAAGCAAGCACAATACGCTGACGTCGCAGAACGTTATCGTGCAGACGCTGAATATGATCCAGGTACACTACTAGTGTTTGGTGGAGATGCTGAAATTACTATTAGTACTGAAAAATACAGTAAACGTATTGCTGGTATTGTTAGTACAGATCCTTACTGTGTTATGAACAGCCCTAGAGACGAACGCGATGATCCAACTTTTCCTGCGATGGCATTGCTAGGTCGTGTGCCTGCTAAAGTAATCGGTGAAGTACGCAAAGGTGACTTGATGGTTGCTAGTGACACTCCTGGTCACGCAGAAGCATGGCGCGATGAAAGCAATCCCCCTTCAGGCAGTGTAGTTGGAAAAGCAGTAGAAGATAAAACTGGCGCAGGCGCAGGCGAGATCGAAATATCAGTCGGTAGATTGTAAAACTATGTCCCAAAGTCGGTTTTATACCGCAGACTACTTGGGAGAGATGGTTAGCGCAAATACTAGTTGGAAAACACGCAACGATCCAGATAGTATGACATGGGTTGAGAAAACTATTCTCAATGACGACCATGATGGTGTTGCACATGTTATTGGCAACAGCAAATCCAGAGACAAGTTTGATCTACGCTTGCTTAAAGGACAAGTTGGTGGTGCTCGAGGCGTGCGCAGTGTAGGACAGAGTTACGGATGTAACTTAGTATACAAAGACTTTAACCCAACATTCTTAATTGCCACAAACAAAGATATTTGCGCAGACATTGCTGCAATTGGCTATGGCGAAGATAATATTGTGTACAGCAATGTTAAAAACATACTAGCACACCCAGGCAGTTTTCACCTATATCCACAAATGTTTACTGCAAGCATAGGTACGCTTGCACTGCGCCTTGCATGTGCAGACGGTCATAAGCAAGTGTTTATGGCAGGAATGACCTGCTATGATAAGGAAGATGACAACATTTATATTGGCGAACATGATGTATACAAGCCAATAAATGTTGAAGGTGCAAACGCAAAACTCATACAAGAAGCATGCAAAATATTTCTAACATACAGTGATGTTGAATTTTATTATGTAGCAAAGGACATTGGATTAATGCCAGAAGCATATAACTGGTGTCCCAATGTAAAAGAAATAACCTATACACAGTATTTTAATCTAGCTGGTCTAGGTGCTGTTGCACATTAAACTTTCAACAGTTGCAATTTTCTTAGCAATCTCATCAATTTGAAGCGTAGTAAACACTCCGGGGTGCAGTGGCTTGGGCCAACTATCTAGTTTGCTCCATGCATAGCCTTTGTGTTCACTGTTTAGTTTAGGGATAAATTCTTCCTCTACAACGCATACATAGGTACTGTAGGTAAAGTTATTCTTACTGTTAGTAAACTTTTCTACTGGGATAGTTTTCAGTACAAGCGGCATAAAGCCAATCTCTTCAACAATCTCACGCTGTAGTGCAGTATACTCTGTTTCATCTGCTTCAACTTTGCCGCCAACAAACGCCCACATACTGTCATACCTGGCGCCACTGCGCAGTACAAACATATATCTACTTGTTGATTTGCTTAGAAATAACGCTCCAACACCGCTGTTAGATAACGATGCTCCAGTCGCCTGCTCGATATTCGCCTTCATAAGACTTGACCCACTCTGTTCCGGTCCACTTGTATTGTAAGTCTGTGTTAGTATTAGTCATATAGTGTACACCCGAATCGGTGCTACTGTCAAACGCTACTTGCCAATCAGTGCCATTATACTCAACAATGTCGTTGGCACCGGCTACTAAACTACCCCAGGCATCAGGACCATCTGTGTTACTTGCATTGCCAATAGCATTGAGGATGAGATAACGCTGTCCTTGTGCAGCGGTTGCAAGTCCTGCATCTGGCGCACTGCGTAGAGGATTAATAATCTTTGTTACAGCAGGCAAATCGTTTGTTGGAACAGTGTCACTCTCTACAGTCCACAATAGTTTATGCGGATCACTAGGATGGAAAGCAACTGTGCCTACAATCTCTGCAGTACCTTGTTCTAAACGCAGTTGACTAATGCCACTTTGTAGTTCACCATATTGGTTAATAAGTGCTGCCCAACTAACATCATCTGTGCCTACTTTTGTTGGTGGATCATTCAGTGGAGTATAATCCACTTTGTTAGTGCTTGTTTCATTGCGATCCAATATTTGCACAGTGTTACCCAGTATAATAATACCAAAGTTCATAGGTGTAAACTTCTGTCTTTCACCTAGCAGTATTTGTCCATCAATAACGCCTTCTGCGATACCACCATTGTCATCATAGATACTAGCAACAATCTTGTTAATAACACCAAGTTTCTTAACTTTAGCAGGTGCAGTTAACCAAATTGGCACAGTGAATGAAAGCGTAGCAATATCAATCTGCTCATCAACACCAACTGGCACCGCTCTACTGCTCCATTGTGTTTGTGCTAGTTCAATATAACTTAAACTTGTCCAATCTAAATAGTTGTCTGTGCTTTGAATTTCAAGTGCTGGATTAAACAACACAAGTAACTGCTCAAGCAACTGTAGTTTTTGATTGGTGTTACTAGTCCACACATCTACATTTAACTGCAGTGTATAAGGAACAGGCATAACACGCTCTACTGTAAAAGCATTGCCTTGTTGTGTTGTGTATTCGTTTGTGTTAGGATCAAACTTGCGCATACGAATATGCTTTTTGTCAATAAATGTAGGATCCTGTCTGCGCTCTGCATTGTATTCTAATCCTGTTACATAACAACTAATCATAGGTGTTGGAATGATTTTGTTTTCACTGTTCTCACGAACAATGCTGCTTACCATACGAGTAGCATCACCATACTTAACAGGCACAGTAACCAATGTAGTATTACCATCTCTGTCCTTGCCATACTCTACCTGAAAGTTACTGAATGCACGAATAAACTGCAGTAGGAATCGTCTTATTTGTTGATCGTAAAAAAACTGTTGTGGCATTAATCTTCTCTAGGTTTCAGTGCATCACTAAGCGACTGTCTACTTGTTGCAGTAGTGTTATCATCTGCAGTAAATGTGCTGGTGTTATTGATAAATCCATCCATTTGTGTTGATCCTGTGCCAGGTGTAAGTTTGCTGCGCACATCATCTTCTACTTTAATCCAGCGTGATCCGCTGTATCTAAACAGTCTGTTTGGTAAGAAGTCTAAGCGTAGTACAAAGTCACCTTCTTGTGCATTACCGGGGAAACTTGTTCCCATACTAATTGGTTCACCGTTAGGAGCAAGTCCATCACCTACTAAGTATCCGCTGTAAGCATTGGTGTTAGTAGGTGTAATGCGTCTAGCATCTGCACTTGCATCTGTACTGTCTGCATTTTGTGCTGTATCGTCAGCATTAACACCTTTAGACTCCAGTGGTCTACCAGTAACTGGATCAGTAGGAACAATATAGTATTGACTTGTATCGTAACCACTTTCAGGAACTTCTTTCTCTGCTTCTTCTACAATCTTGCTTGTAATCTCAAGTTCTTTGTTGTATGTAGATAGCAGATCACGAAGCGTATTGTCTGTTGTATTGCCGTCTTTATCCTCTTGTAGTACATTGAGAATATCTGTGTATTCTTGACTGTCTACCAGTGGTGTACACTTAACACGCCACAAATGGCTCCACCATGTTGGGCTAAATCCTTCACTTGGACGACTACCTTCTTGTATAACATAGTAGCGTTTGAGGCTAAGTTCTACACTTTCATCCAGTGCGCTAAAATCTGTAAGGTGTGGCAGTTCAATAACATCGCCTGCCATAAGTTTGCGACCAAGGTTGTTTAGCATATCATTCTCGTGGAATGTAATAAACAGTGTATCGTTTGCTAAAAACAACCCAAACTGTGATAAGTCAAAGTCTGTATCGCTTACACTGTATATACCACGCAAACTGTAGATGTCTTGATCGTATATTCTATCTCTGTTTTCTAAAAATAAGAAGTCTTGTATACCCAATGGATCAGGTGTTTGATCACCACCAGTCTGGTTCGCAACACCCAAATACTTGTGTACGTTGATGCCTGTACCGCCGATTGTAAACATTTCTTTTATACGACGATCAAAAAAGCGATAATCGTTGGTGTGAGCACCGTCTTTCCATAATGATATACGAGGCAAATCAATAACTCCTAAGTAGTTATGTATTTATCAGGTTGACATATACCCTAATGATGCTATTATTAATAGTAAACAGAGGAGAGAAGTATGCAATACGCAATCATAAACTTTACAACAAAGCAGTCAGATTTTTATGCTACATTTGAGGATGCAAGTAATGCTTGTGCAGTGTATAATGTGCAACCCGGACATGTTGTAGTAATAGTAGATTTGCAAGAAAATGCAGTAGAACAACTGTAACTTTTAGGTTGACACATTCTCAAAAGGTGCTATATTAAGTAGTAAGTTGAAGTTAAGGAGAGATACATTATGGTTAGTAACGCAAAGTTTAAAGATTTCATTGTAGCACTTAGCGCAGAAGATCAGCAAACAGTTGTTGATAGGCAGTTGCGTTTGCTTCCTGCGTTTATCATGCAAGAAGTTGCTACTACTAATAACGCAAAAGTAATCCGCAAGTTAGAGAGCCGCTTAAAGCAGGTTCGCTTGATGTTATCCTCTATTGTCGCTAACGGAAAGGTTGTGTAATGAACGATCTACTTAAAGATATCGAAACACTTACTATAGTAAAAAATGCAGTAAGTAAGGGTGTTGAAACAGAAAAAGTTATTGAATTGCTCGATAGTGTGATCAAACTTAAGACTATTGAGATAACTAACTTTGAAAACGAAATGGAAAAGGAGTTTGCCCGTGGCATTGACCGCTCTTAGAGGTAAAAAGATTACTCGTAAAAAAGCACCTGCTGCAAGACGGAAACTATCCGGCGCGGCAGCAGCACCTATGGATGACTACAACAAGTGTAGAGACTTCTTTCACTTTGAAGTAGATAACAAGGACTGTGCTGTGATTGTTAAGGCATATGTAAAGCGTGTGTTTGACAAAGAAAAAGCACGCCTTATTCTCAAAAACAAAGAATACAATCTCTACAAGAGTCATGTTGCAACATTTTGTCATTGGCAAAACGCAGGACAAACTGCTCCTGAGTCTACTATACAATATATGACAGGCTACTTTGAGAATCTTGAGGAGCAAGGCAAATCTATTGTAGAAGAAATCAAAGCAGTAGAAGCAGAAAAGCCTAAGAATGTTTATGTGCCTAGTATCCAGGAGCGTATCAAAGAAGCAAGTGGCAACATCATTGCAGAGATTGAAGAAGCAGTTGATGACTACATCACTAATCCAGACAAGTTCAAAGGATTGGATGCTGTTAAACTGTTCCGCAAACTAAATGTCAATCAAGCACACGCTAGACACATTCGTGCGTTCTATGAAGGCCCACTTGCAGAGTATATTATGCTACAGCAACCTGCTCGTGAACAAGACGAGGATTTGCGTGAAGGTTATGCACACTTGGACAAAGCAGCCATTAAGCGTGGTGTTGCACTGTTCCAAGGCATTGTAGGTGCTTGTGACCTCATTACAGCAGAAAGCAAAGCAACTCGTAAGACTAGATCGCCCAAGCCTAAGAGTGCTGACAAGTTGGTTGCAAAAATGAAGTATTGTAAAACCGACGAAAAGTATAAAGTAGCCAGCATAAATCCTGTGGATATTATTGGTGCTACGGAAGTTTGGGTGTTTAACGTCAAGACACGCAAACTGGGCAAGTATGTTGCAGAGGATGCACAACAGTTTCAAGTTAAAGGAACTACACTGCAGTTCTTTAATGCTAATGCAAGTGTAGCAAAGACATTGCGCAAGCCAGAACAGCAACTAGCAGACTTTAACAAGAGTGGCAAAGTGCAGTTGCGTAAGTTCTTAGATGAAATAAAAGGTGTTGAAACAAAGATGAATGGACGCTTTAACGCTGACACTGTGATCCTTAAAGCAGTAAAGTAATAAATAGTGTATAGAAGGAATACACTATGGCAACACTAGCATCACTAAGAGCAGATACAGTAGACTACATTCGCTTTCGTCTCGGCGACGGAATGGTGGATGTTGAACTTGATCCAGAACACTATGATAATTGTATTGACAAGTCGGTGCAAAGATTTCGTCAGCGTAGTCAAAATGCTTATGAGAGTTCATATGTATTCTTAAGTGTTGTGTCTGAACAGCAAGAGTATACACTGCCAGATGAGATCGAAGAAGTGCGTCAAGCATTTAGACGCAGTGTTGGCAGTGGGTCAAGTGATACTGGCACGCAGTTTGAACCATTTGAAGCAGCATTTCAGAATACTTATTTGTTGCAAAGTGGTCGTATTGGCGGTATGGCAACATATGAAATGTACTACCAGTATCAGGAACTAAGTGCAAGACTGTTTGGTGGCTTTGTAAACTTTGAGTTTAATCCTGTTACTAAAGTGATCACACTGCTCAGAAAGTTTAGTGCAAGTGGTGAACAGATTGTGCTATGGACTTACAACCTACGTCCAGAAAGCAGACTGCTACAAGACAGACACGCTGGTCCTTGGATCCAAGACTATGCACTAGCACTTGCAAAGTATACACTAGGCGAAGCACGTTCAAAGTTTTCAACTATTGCAGGACCACAAGGTGGTACAAGTCTAAACGGTGATGCACTTAAAG